CTCTCACATTGGAGCAATGCGTACTGTCGGAGCATTAGATTTAGCAAATATGCTCAAGAGAATGCCTGCAGGAATTATTAGTGATAGAGCAATGAAGGCAGTAGAAGCCGTTGCAATGAAATTTGCCAATACTCTTAAAATAAATCTTTATGGAAAACTTGGTATTACAACTGGTATGTCATCTCAGTTAGATGCAAGAGGAAAACCAGTATCTATGAATAATCTTATGAAGGCTGGCGGACGTGGCGTTGGCAAGGGTGAGTTCATGGCTGACTGGGATAAGAGAGGTCTAGATAGATGGAAGATATCATTACGCAATGGCGGAATGAAGATGCAAGATGTTGTTCAAGATTTATCAATCTTAGATGCACACATGAAAGATTATTTAACAAGTCTTGATGCAAATACTAGAGTTACAGATGTTCATGTTAAGCAGGCCTACGATCATGCTAAAAGACAGATGGGTGCAAATAACAAATTAGTTCAGGCATTTGATCAACTTGCAGTAACTGCAGGAGAAGCAAGAATTAATATATCTCAGGCAGCACAAAAGGCTGCAGGGCTTTCAACAATTGCTGGCGGGGGAAGCAAGGGTGCAGTTAATGTTGGAGGAATGAAGATTCGTCGTGGTGGAGACAGGTTTACATTCTATAAGAGAACTGGATTTAGTTTAGTAGACTTTGCAGAAAAGAGCATGGTAGAGGGTATGATGGAAAGAGCACAGGTTGCTTCTCCATCAAGAGTAACAAAGAAGGTTGGCGGAGACATAGCATCTGGGGCTATTGTAGGTCTCAAAGAGTATGTCGATGATGCAAGAACTGCTGGTCAACAACTAGGTGCAGCAGCAGTACAAGGAACACAAGCACAAAAGGCTGCAGCATCAAGAGCAGCATTATATGGAATGGGTCCAATTGATCCAGCACAAAAATCTTTACGTAGACAATTGCAAAAGCAAGCAAGATTACAAGAACTTGCAGCAAAACGAGCATATCAACAATCAGCAATAACTGGTTTTGTTGCTGGCGGAGCAGGTGGGAATACTGGTGGCGGTGGCAACGGTGGACGTGGTGGATTCTTTGGTAGATTTAGAAAACCAACTCCAGCAGATGGCTCTGAGCCAAAACAAAAGATGGGCATGGGTGGAGCAGCCATGGGTCTTTCTATGGCAGCAATGGCAGGCTCTATGGCACCAGGAAAAGTTGGAGAAGTTTCTCAACAATTAATGATGCCATTAATGGCCCTATCAATGCTTGCAATGATGCCAGCAAAAATTGGTGGAGTTGTTGCAGCACTTGGTGTTTTAGCCTATGCAATTATTTCAACAAAAATGGCTTTTGATAAAGCACAAGATTCGATGATGAAATTGGTAGAGTCTACAAACTCAAGTTCACAATCAATAATGGATTTAAGTAAATTTGCAGGAACCGTAAGTGCTGGCGAAGTAATGAGAAAGAGAAGAGCAGAAGGATTTTCCCCATTTGATGTTAAGCCAGGAAAAACAACATTTGGAGAAAGTTTTGTTCAATCAGAAACTGGCAAGGCTACGCTTTCTGCGGTTGGACAAAATATTAAAGCAGTAGGTAAAAAGCAGGCTCAAGCAGACTTAACTAATCAATTAGTAACAGGAGTTATATCAGGATCGCTTACGCCAGCACAGGCTAGATCTATCGCTGGAAATATAGGAAAAGAACTTGGAGATTATGGTTTTGGAATTCAAGTAAATGCAAAATTAATAGAACTTCTTGGACCTAATGGAGAAAATTTAATTAAAGATCCTTTGACAATAAGAGTTAAAATGATTGAAGAAACTCGTGCAAGAGCAGGACTTGCTGCACAGGGAGCACGAGATGCTGGGGCATTCGGAGGACGAAGAAAAGAAAATATACTTGGTGTAAGCGATAGAACACAAGTAATAGGAACAACGCTATTAGGAGCAGGTGCGGGAGCAGCAGTAGGAGGAAAACTTGGAGCAGTTCTTGGAACAGCACTTGCCCCAGGAATAGGAACAGCAATTGGAGCAGTTCTTGGAACTGGTGTAGGTGCAATTGCAGGAAACTTTTTAGGAAGAAAGCAAAGACAAGAAAGAATTGGTGAAGCATCTGGCGCATCCGTTGCTATGAACAAGGTTGCACTTGAGCAGCAACAAGAAATGATTGATTCTTTAGATTTAGAATATGAAAAGAAAATTGAAAATGCAAAGGCAGCAGGAGATCAGGCTGAAGCAGAAAGATTAACTAATGAATATATTAAAAATAGAAATTTACTTTTGTTAGAAAATGGCAAAACAGTTTCTCAAATTCAAACACAATTTGAAAAATCAAGGGGCGCAACAAGAGAAGCCCTAATGACTGGTGTAGATAAGGCAATAACAAAGAAGTATAAGGGCACTGCTCTAGAGGATGTTGCCCCACTTGCGAAGACATTGATTAATGATTCTGGCATTTCCCAAGAACAACAATATACTTTAAAAATGCAATTGGCAACTGGAAATATAGATCCAATGCAGTTAATTGATATGATGGAAATGTTTGGAAAAGATAAGAAAACATTAAGCAAGGTAGTAAGCATAATTGGAAAATTTGGTGGAACTTTTGCAAATGAAGTTCAGGGTATTGCCTCTATGTTTAAGAGTAAAAAGGCTGCAGCAACATTTATTGCTAATGTAGAAGAAAAAGGTCCAGAAGAGGCAAGAAAACATTTAGATTTATTCTCAGATATCGCTAAAGTTTCTAATGTATTAGATATTGATGTTGCTCTTAAATATTATCAAGAAAATCCAAAGGCAGCAGAAAAACTACAGGGTATTATAGATAAGATAAATGAACAAAAGGGCAAGATTTCTTTAGAAGTTGCTGCAACTATTCTTGGAACTGAAGAAATGGAAGCACTAAGAAAGGATCAAGAATATTTTGATTCATTAGATCCAGTACAGCAAAAAATATATTTACGAACATTAACAACTATTGTAAATCTTGAGGGTAATAATAAAGAAGAAGTAGAAAATTGGTTGAAACAAAATCCAGGAAAGACTCCAGTAGATTATGTAATTGCAGGTGCACAAAAGGTAACTCAGACCTCAACAGACACATCATTTGATCCAGGAAAAGGAAAGTCATCTGGGGCAGGAAAGGTAGATTCATCTCCACTAGATGATCTTGTAAAGAAGTTAAGGGATGTTCGTAAAAATCAAATTAAGGTTACAGAGGGATGGTCTGCATCACGCAAGGCCTTAGATAGTTTATTTGGCGGTAAAAAGACAATAGATATATTCAGTGGTATAGAACAGGATCTAACAAGGCTTGGCGCTAAAGGTAACTTTATAGAACTAATTGTCGGTATGGACCCTAAAGAATATGAGAAAAGAAAGAATTCACTATTCAAGTTTGACAATAAAAATAATATTATAGGTCTTAAGAAAGATGCTAAAACTATACAAGAGGCTCTTAACTCAATTGTTGCTGGAGATTTCCAGTCTTCTCTATTGCGCCAACAGCAGGAATTAAAAGATCAGGCAAAAGCATACAATATTTTAAGAGATGCTGGAGTCGGAGTTGCAGAGGCACATGAATTAATAGCAGATGCTGCTTTTGCTGCAATGATTGCTTCTGAAGGTAATAGCAAGAGTGCTAAAAAATTGCTCGATCTTTATAAAAAAGTTAATGCAGAACAAACTAAGGCTGATGCTAAAAAATCAGTACAACAAGATATTGCAAATGTAGAAGCAGAAAAGGCTTTACGTAAAACTTTGGAGACACAAAGATTTTCAACTATTGAACAAATGGCTATTATGTCTGATGAAAATCTTAAAGAGTTGGCTAAAAAGGGCGAATGGGGAGAAGACTTTAAGAAGAGACTTCAGCAGATATTTGATAGCATAGAATTTAAAGAGTCTGTATTCCAAAATGGTTTTGATAAGGCTATGGAAAAATTCTCTGCCATGGAAGCAAAAATTGAAATTGATTTCCAAAAAACAACAATGGGAGATCAAGATGTTATTGAAAAAGCACAAGATAAAATTGCTGGTTTACAATATCAAATAGATGATTGGGAAGCACAATTAGTCGAGATTGAAGATAAAGAAAAAGATATTAATGATAAATATGATGCAAGATTTGAAGCATTAGATTCTTTAAGATCTCTTAATGAACAGATATCAAGACAACAAAAGGGACAATTAACACTTGCTGATGCCTTATCGCAAGGTGATATTTCTGCTGCTGCTCGTGCAGCACAAGATATTCGTGCACAACAAGCGTCTGACGCTCTTGATGCACAACAAAAATCTCTTGAGGCCGCTAAGGAAAATGAATTAGCAAATGTAAGAAATACACTTGGTTATACTCGTACACAAATTGAAAGTCAAATAAAAGATTTAAGAGATCAGATATTTAAAATTGAAGAGGCAGAATTAGAGCCAGCACAAGAAAGAGTAAGAATTGAAGAGGCAAGGAAGAGAGAATTAATACAGTCCCTTACGGTGCTTGGTAGAACTAGACTTGAATGGGAAGAGCAAAAGAATAGAATTGATCTTGCTAGAACTGCAAGTGAAGAATATACTGCTGCAATGCAGGCAGCATTAGATATTGTTGAAGATATAGTAAATTATTGGCAGAGCCTAGAAAGAGAGTTTATAACGACTCATAGAATTATTACTATTTATGAAGGTGGAAGTGGGCCTGGAGGTTCGGATGCAGTAACTCCTGGAACAGGAAATGGAGGAGATCCATTTGTTCCTGAAGAGCCAGAGCCACCTACAACTCCTATTACACCCACAACGCCTACTACCCCTACCACTCCTACTACCCCTACCATTCCTACTACTCCTACTACTCCTACAAACACAGGAAAAGATTATACTGGTAGAGATGTAAATGGATTTACTCCGTACTTAAATGAAGCAAAGTCTGAATATGACAAAATTGTTGCACAGTCCTTGACTCCTGGAACAAGCCCTAGTGATTGGGGTCACGCTCTTGCAGCAGCAGATCAAAAAGTTATTAATGCAATTAATCTAGTTGATGCAAAAAATTCATACAACAAAATAGCAAAAGATAGTACTAAAAAAGGATCAACTCCTAGCGACTTTGGACATGCGTTAGCAGCAGCCGATACAAAAGTTATTAATGCAGCAAATAAAGTGATGGCATCTTCTAAGGCAGCAGCAGATGCAAAGAAAAAGGCAGATGCTGCAGCAAAAGCAAAGGCTGCTGCAGATTTAAAGAAATTTGGAGGAAACGCAATAGCAGCGTCACAATTTGCTAACTGGCCTTCAGGTAAATCCTCTGGTGGACTCATTAAAAGATTTGCTATTGGTGGCCCCGTAATTGGAACAGATGTCATTCCTTCAATGCTTACCCCTGGTGAATTTGTTATGAGTAGATATGCAGTGGATAGTTTTGGACTTGATAAAATGAAAGCAATTAATAATGGAACATACTCAGATGCTTCAGTGTATAATTATAGCGTGGCAGTTAACGTAAGATCTGATGCTAATCCAGAAGAAATTGCAAGAGCAGTAATGACACAAATTAGGCAGGTAGATTCAAAGAGACTTAGGAGCAATAGAATATAATGTCAAGTGCTAGTTATATTACAGGTAGAAGAAAATACCAAAGACCACAAGCAATGCTATGGTCAAATAATTCTGGAACACTAGTTGACGGAGTCTATATCCCTAATGGCTTAGAGATAGGTCAAGATCCTGGCTCAGAAACAGACACCTCCTTATATAATCAGTTTTTAATATTGTCTGATGATAATAGACAAGAGATTGATTTTAAACCAATAAGAATTGAAAAAAGAGAAAGAATGATAAATGGTCGTATGAGATCTTATCATATTGCAGACAAACTCCAATTGTCTACTTCATGGCAAATGCTTCCTTCTAGGTCATACTTTACGGTACCAGAATTTAATGCAACAACAGGATTATCCCCACACAACACATACGGTAGTCCTTCTGGAGCAGACTTACAATACACAACAGACGGCGGTGCTGGCGGTGTTGAGGTTTTAGATTGGTATGAAAATCATCAGGGTCCATTTTGGGTTTATTTGGCCTACGATAAATATTCTAACTTTGGCAAAGATTCAGATGCCTATGCACATCTCCCACAATATAATCAATTGATGCAAATGTATTTTACTGATTTTAATTATACCGTAGTAAAAAGGGGCGGTAGTAATTTTGACTTCTGGAACATAACAGTAACGCTGGAAGAGGTATAATGTTTCAGAACGAAGAATTAAAAGCACATCTAGAATCTTCTAGTACTATTAAAACTCAGTCAGCAGTTATTGCTGAGTGGAACATGAATATTGCAAATAATATTTTTAGAATAGGTAACTATAGGTATAGACCATCTTCTGAAATATCTAATAAATATAAAACTATACCAAATACATTTGATGTAAATGATGTGGGAAATTTTTATACAGGTGCCACCGATGCTGACGTAAAAATAGATGGCGGAATTGATCCAGCAGATAATGAGCAGCCATGGTTTCTTCTTGCACAAAATAAAAAAAATACAATGCTGTATTCTTTAGAAGACTGTTTTAAAAAATTTAGACCAAGGTCTGGAATTAATAAAGTTACCTACATTCCTGGAAGAAAACTACATCACTCTAATCCAAGTATGAGCAATCGACCAAGATATTACATGGCTGATAAAAATGATAAATTTAAATACTGGACATCATATAGAACAGAGTCTGGTGTTGCTAGGGGCATAGCAAATACCTTGATAAATGGACAGCACTATATAGATGATGCTGCTCCGTTTGTTGTTTATGAAAATGTTGTTCCAGCAAACAGAATTGTTTTAAAAATGCAAACCAATGTTGGATCCGTAGACCTTGGACCTTTTTCTAGTAAGGCTGGATCATTTGCAGACCCATTATACGGAAATGCAAATAAAACTATACCACAAAGGTGGAAGGTCCAATATCTAAAAGATAATAATTGGGTTGACATAATTTCTTTTAATTCTGCTTCACTCAGACGAGACGGTACTCAAATAATTAAAGAAGACGGCTATGTAGAGTTAGCATATGGACTAAAAGTTCCAGATAAATATAAAGATGTATTTATACGTGCAGAAGAATACAACAATGTATCTTTTTTACCAGAGCAGTCTATAAATGGATATGCTTATTTAATAAAGGCAAATGATAATGACCTAGGACAATATCATATATGGTTTGATAATAAATGGGAAACATTTACGCCAGACTATGGCTGGTATTTAGAAGAAGAAACAGTTAGCAGACTTACAAATTTTGTAAATGATCTTACCGCTCCACCAGCCTTTATTTCCTCTACAGATGGCAAAAGTATCTATCGTGAGTTTGAATATATAAAAGGAATAAGGGTTATCGTTGACACAATGAATAAAACTAATTCCACTTTTGATTTAATTGAAATGTCCCCAAGACTTGTTGCAGATATTTCTGATAAAACTACATATTTTAGCGTTAAGAAGTCAGCGTCAGATCTTGGAACAAGTGGTCTCCCAGTTGGCCAGTTGCTTGCTTCTGTAGGAACTCTAACTCTTTTTGATTATGATAATGCCTTTAATGAAAATAATACTTTAAGTATTATTAATAATTATTTAAGCAATAATATACAAATTAAATTTTATGATATTGTTGTTAATGTTAATGATTATGACTATTTAGTTCCAATGAAAACTTTATACTGTGAAGGATTTCCTAAGTATAATCCTAATGACCGTAAGGTAACATTGGACCTAAGAGATTTATATTTTTATTTTGAATCAATTACTGCTCCAGAAATGTTGGTTACAAATGTATCTTTAAGTTATGCTGTATCTCTTTTATTAGATTCGATTGGTTTTTCTAACTATACTTTTAAGCGTGTAAACGGAGAAAAAGAATTAATTATTCCATTTTTCTATATTGCACCAGATAAAAGTATTGCCGAAATATTGTCAGACTTAGCAATATCTACGCAAACATCAATGTTTTTTGATGAATATAATAACTTTGTTATGATGAGCAAAAACTATATGCTTCCTTCAGAAAATGAAAGAGATATATCATATACGTTTTATGGGTCAAATGACTTTTTAGACACAGGAGTTATTGAAAATTTAAACAAAAATAATAAATTAACAAACATTGTTGATGTTGCATCTACCGACAGAAACATTTTTAATGATGGAAAAATTACATATAACTCTAGATATATTCAAAGATCTTATGGAACTATTAAGCAGGCCAGTATGATTGACAATGAGGCTGCTGCTAAAAACTGGATATATAAACCAGCGCTTCTTTGGGAGGTAACTGGAGATCAGACATTAAGATCTATTAATGGAGAAGTTTCTAATCAATCTTCATATAGTCTATCTGCTATACCCTTAAATTCTGATCTATCTTCACAAGTGCCTTCAGTAGTAAACAATAGATTGGTAAATAATGTTATAGATTTAGGCGAGGCTGTTTACTGGCTAGGAAGACATTCTGGATACTTTTATGCTAATGGAGAAATAGTTAGATTTGATGCAGTGCAGTACAGCATTCCTGGAGCAGAAAAAAATATAATTTCTGAAGATAACAATGGAAGGATAAGTTTTTCAACACAAACAGTGGGTGCTGTTGGCAATGTTTGGATTAGTAGTAATCAGGAATATCAAAATTATATGTCTAAACTTACATTTAATGGAAAAATTTATCCTACAGGATTAGTAAGAGTATATGCAGAACCAAAATATGAAGATGTAAACGGAATTACTATAATGAAAAATGGCGAGGTGTCTAGGCATGGCCGTGGACAGTTTGGTACTCCCGTTGTTAGCCACAAGGCTGGACTAGACAGTTATTGGTCAAACAACTCATATGTGCGTGGAATAGAGATGGAGAGTCAATATCTTTTTGGATTGGGCCAAGATTTAGAGGTTCCGTCAGACATAAGTAATAGTTCGGCAGGAATTAGTAATACCAGAGCAAGAGAAAATGTAAGAACTGGAGTTATTAAAAACTTCCTTTCTAACTCCTATACTAAAGAATCTCAAAATAATACAATTAAATCTACACAGGTAGGATCAGTTCAGTCTTCTGCTTTAGTAATGAATGGCCCCTCATTTAGCACAACAGAAACCCCAATCAACTTTGTTTCTTATCAATATAAAACTTTAGATAATAGATATAAACATTTCGGAACAAGAATGAGGATTATTGGAAAAATTGAGGCAAGCGAAACAATAGGACAAACCCCAATTAATGCAACTCCATATTATGTTCTTCCAGGAAGCCAGCCAAGCCAGAGATTAAATATATCTGGAGGATCAGGCGGTTTAGCAGTTTTGTTAAATCCAGAAACAAATGTGGGATATTATTTTGAAATAGTATCTTTAACAGAAAAAAATGTAAGTGAATATTCAACTGAGTCTGAAAATTTACACAATATTCTTTTTTATAAGGTTATGGCAAACTCAGAACAAAAAGCCATACCAATAAAACTTTGGGGTGGATTTGGAAATATAATTGTAGACGATGGTAAGTTTACTGGACAGTCAAGAATTATAGGAGAAGAAAATCCAACCGTATACGACTTGGCAGTTGAATATCAAGATATAGGGTCAGTTCGTAGATTTTATTTATACATTAATAATAAACTAATCAAGGTTGTTGATGATAGCAATCCTTTACCAACATATAATAATATGGCTCTTTTTGTTAGGGGCGGATCAAAGTGTATGTTTGAAAACATATATGCATTAACCAATAACTACAGTCAGAACACTGTGTTTGCATTAGATACTCCAGTTGCTGCTGCATTTGGAGATGACGAGATTAATGCAAATGAGTCCTTTAGAAAATATTCAATGTCTGGCATTATACAGTCTACTTATCTTACTGGAATAAGTCCAGCGCAACCGCCTAAATTTAATATTTATTTTGATGAATTCGGCACAATCATGAGAGAGGCAGCATACATGAAGGTGAGATATGACAAGGCATATCCAGCACTTTATGCACAACTGTCTCCAACCTTTAACAGAATAAAGGGTTATACTGTATCTGGTTTCAGAGCAGGATCATATGGCGCAGAATTTTTAATATTTAACTCTACAGATACAGCACTAAACCTTGATGAAACTAGCGGAAACTATTTAAGAATACAGGGAATTACTTTTACACAACAATCTCAAAACGAACTAAGTGTTGACAATTATTTTGCAAAAAATAGTAACTTGTCTGACCCAGCCATTGGAAAAGACGGATTAATTATATCCCCACTTAGATCTCAGCAAGACTTTGATAAAATTAAAACTAGCAGGCTAACCTATGGTAAAAAAGAATTTTCTCTTAATCCGCCATATATTCAAACAGAAGATGATGCAAAAGAATTAATGTCTTGGATAATTAATAAAATAATGAAACCAAGACGATCTGTTGGAATGAAAATATTTAGTACTCCTATAGTGCAACTTGGAGATATAGTAAACATTGACTATAAGGATGAGAATGACCAAAATCTTATATCTTCTGAAAACAGCAGGTTTGTAGTATATAATATAGAATATCAAAAAGATTCTAGTGGCCCAACAATGACTCTTTTTATGAGTGAGGTGTAGTATGGCATATTTTGATTCAAGCGGTAAAATTGTTTATGACGACTATCCTGCTACCCCTGATGTAAATATGACCTGGAAACCAGGTACTTTAATTCCAAGCGAGGAAGCCCTTAATTCATATCTAGATTCAATTACAGGCCTTAATGCTACTCCAGATAATCCTGAGATTATGCTAAACCTCCAAAAAGATTCATCTTCAGTAAAGCCAGCAACACCAGATATTATTTTATTTAATGATGATGTTGTTCCAATTGAAATAATGACTGATCTTATTTTTGAAAATATCGGGGGACAAGAACTAATTAATCTTACTAGATCAGAACTAATCAATGGTCAAGATGTAATATACCAACCTATTAAAAATCTTAGCAGTGTTTATTTTCAATATAACCCACAGAATATATTGGCTCTTCAGGATATTGATTCAAATTACTTTAAAAAGTTTCCAATTAACTTTAATTCAAAAATACCAGAATGTGGTACAGGGCCAAACTGTTCCATAGTATATATAGATCCAGAAACTGGCAATTTAATAATAAATGTTATAAACCTAGCAAATGATGAACAAGTTGAAGTTTCAATTATTTCCGATGGCGAGGTATTAGATGATACAATATACGAGGTGACTTTATGATAACAAATGTAGGTAAAAATATTTTAGCCAAGTACTTGATTGGTCAGGCTCCAGCATATGCGTCCTATATTGCAATTGGGTGTGGCGCACAGCCGTTGGCCACGAATCAAAATTTTGACGACTATTCATCAAAACAAACTTTAGACTTTGAGATGTTTAGAGTTCCAATTACATCACGTGGCTATGTAAATGATTCTGGTGTAAACAAAATTGTTTTAACTGCAGAGTTGCCAACAGACGAACGATATGAGATTTCTGAAGTTGGCGTATTTTCTGCTGGGTCTAATCCTTCTGCTGGGGCATATGACAGTAGATCTTTGTTTGCTTTTACTGTAAATGAAAATTGGGAATATCATACTGCAGACACAGCCGTTGCTTTACCAATTATATATGAGCCATTAGATGGTGAATTGGAAGATGGAAATATTAATCAAACAGATCTTGTATTTCAAACAAACTCTGACAACAGATTATTTACAAATACAGACAGAGTTGCAAGATATGAACGTGCTAGATTTTTTAATAATATTGTCATGATGCGTGGAGATACTTCAGAATTAACTGTCGTTGATAATCATTTGTCAATAGGAAGTAATACAAATCATATTCATTTGCTTGGAACTGCATTAGATTTTAATAAAAATGCACCAACCGATCAAATTAAGTTAGCATTTAATATTATTAATAAAGATCCAGATCCATCTATCGTGCCAGACGAAGTAAGAATACTTTTAGAATTTGCTGAAAGCGACACTGCTGGAAGTGGGGAGTGGGCACGGTTCGAGTTAACAATGGCTGCAGAAGATTATGATTTTGCTAATAATAGATATTATGTTATTACTAAAGAATTACAGGAACTATATAAGAGTACAGGTTTCACGTGGAACAATGTTAGTATAGTTAAAATATACACAACTGTTATTAATAGTGGATCTCCATCTTCAGATTTTTATATAGGGTTAGACGCAATTAGGTTTGAGAATATTTCTACAACAAATCCAGTATATGGCTTGACTGGGTATACCGTATTAAAAAACACAAATGCAGAGACAGTAATTAAAGCAGCAAATACAACAAACTATATAGAATTTAGATTCGCAATGGATGTGCAATAGTGGCAGTTCCAGATCGTGGAATAAAAAAAATAATTATTCCAAAGTCAGAATTACCTGGATTTTTTGGAGACAATAAACAATATATATTAAGATATAGATTTATATCAGAAGATAAAAATAGAACGTCTCATTGGTCACCTGTTTATAAAATTGTCGCAGAAGATACGCCAACAGAAATTTTAAATAGTATTATTATTGATACATCTAATAAGGTAGTAAATATTGCCTGGGAGCCTCAAGAAAATGTTCAGGAATATTTTATTTATGTTAAATGGAATAACGGTGACTGGCAATATTATGCAAAAACTACACAGACTAATTACTCAATAGTATATGCAATAGATAAAGAATATATAAATGTAGCAGTTCAAACTAATACTATACCTCTTGAAAGATTTACAAATGCTACATTGTTTGAAAACGAGGGTAGTCTGATATAATTAGACAGGAGGAAATATGGCAAAAATACCACTACCAGAATTAGGTCAACCGTTAGATGTTTCGTATATCTATCAAATAGCAAATGCGCTCAATGAATTATCTCTACAGATATCGCCTGCAATTTATAAGTATGTCACTGTAGATGTTCCAAACGGAGTTCAGCAAAATGCAAAGGCTTCCGAAACAAGAATTATTGCAGGATACACAGATGTCGTAAAAAGTGCTAACCAAAGCGTGGGTAGCCAGCAAACCTTTACATACAACTTCCCAGCAGATTTTAAATTTGCACCAATTGTAACTGCTACGCCAGTAAATATTGGAGCGACTGAAGCAGGAAAAAATGTTTCAGTTGTAATTAAATCTATAACTACTTCTAAGGTAGACGGGGTTGTAAACTTTAACTCTACTGGAGATGTATCAATCGGCGTTAATTTAATTATCGTCGGCATACCTAATTAATGATAAAGTGCAAAAAATGCAAAAAAAATATGATGGTAGACAGGGTTTATACCTCAATGTCTCATTTAGAGATTTATTGTTTTACTTGTGGCTCAAGGAGGTTTTTTCATCCACCCTCAGATTCGGAGGAAGGTAGATGGCTACTCGTAAAGGAAATAGAACGAGCGAAGAATACAATAGCGCCCCTGTAATTCCTGGTAACAAAAAGGTTTGGTTTCTTAATGGTGAACTAGTTAGAATTCATCACCTTAATAGATCAAATGGAATTATGTCTGTTTATAATATTACAAAAGATCAAATAGAAAGTTGTTTGATAAATGATTTTAAAAATAAAAGAGAGCGAGCATATACTGTAGGCGAAACAGCAGATTTAGTTAACAGGCACAAAAAGTATATGCCGTCATTAATGAAGCGAGGGATAATACCATTTCCAACTGGGTCACAAAAGGGTGGGGAAAGAGGCTGGCAAGTAAGATCATATTATTCTGAATCGCAAGTAAAAGAGATTCGTGATATACTGGCAACATACCATATTGGTAGACCAAGAAAAGATAATTTAATAACAAATGATATTACGCCTAGCAAGTCTGAGTTGACACGAAGAATGGGCGATGGTATACTTACATATACGAAGACTGAAGACGGTAGATTTATACCGATTTGGTCAGAGTCAATATAATAGAAGGGTATGAAATGGAAGATACAAAAGTATCTGTAACACTTGGATATACACTTAACCTTGGCAATTTTCAATCACTCAGATTAGATTTGGGAGTTGTAGATGCAAAGCGTGATGGAGAAAATACAGATCAGGCTTTTGAACGTGTGTATAAGTTTGTTGAAGAAAAGTTAACAGCAAAAATTGCAGAAGCAAAGTTAGAACTACAAGAAAGCGAATAGTGTGACCGATAAACAGAAGCGCATGGCTCTGTTAAGTAGGTTTGATAAACACTATAAGTTTAAACTAGGACAGAAGCCACAGTACAATAAGTGGATTGAGCAATGGTCTGCTGATGCTCTTATAGAGTCTTACGGAATAGATCAATGCTATGAGTTACTAGAATATTATTTTGAGATAACTGAAAACCCCACATGGAATCATTTTGCATATATAGCGCATGATATACTTGAAAGAATCAATGAACAGGAAAAAGATTTAAGAGAACGTAAGGAACGCAGGAAGAGGGCAAAGGAATGGCTAAGTGAGTAATTCAGAAGTTAGATTAATATCAGCCGTTCTTAAAGATAAACAAGCACATGTAATGCTTCAGGCAAATGTTGAGGGTATCTTAAAAACTCATCTAGATGTTTGGCAGTTTATTAGAAAGTATTACGAGCATAATGGAACTGTTCCACCAATAGATTTGGTTGTAGAAAAGTTTCGTGACTTTGAGGTTATTGACGGCATTGGATCAACAAAGCATCATTTAGAAGAATTACAGGCAGAGTATTTAGTTAACAGCCTAAAAGATATTTTGAGATCTGCTGCTACTGATGTTCAAGGTGGTCTTGGCGTAGAAGCCCTAGAAAGTCTTATTACAAAAACAGCAGAACTTAGAAAAAATACTGCAGCAATTCGTGATATCGATGTAACAGATTTAGATTCTGCTGTAGCATATTTTGATAATCTTAAAAAGCAGCAAGAGGCTGGAGCACTTGGAATTAAAACTGGTCTTCCAGGATTTGATAATTATTTACCTTCAGGAATCATGCCAGGGCAGTTAGGAGTCTTTCTTGCATATCCAGGCATAGGAAAGTCGTGGTTGTCTCTCTATTTCGCCGTACAGGCCTGGAAACAGGGTCGTAGCCCCATGGTCATAAGTCTTGAGATGTCTGAAACAGAAGTTCGCAATCGTGTATTTGCAATTATGGGAGAGGGCATATGGTCTCATCGTAAGTTAAGCGCTGGACAGATAGAAATGGATATGTTGAAATCATGGCATACCAAAAATGTTCAGGGCAAGCCAGAGTTCCATATTATTTCAAATGATACAGGTGGAGACATTACTCCACTAGTATTGCGTGGAAAGATAGATCAATACAAACCAGACTTTGTTATTGTTGACTATTTGCAACTAATGTCTCCAAACCAAAAATCAGATAATGAAACTGTTCGCATGAAGAATCTTTCTCGTGAATTAAAACTAATGGCAATTTCAGAAGAGGTTCCCATTATTGCTATTTCTTCTGCTACCCCAGATGATGTTACAAAACTAGAGACCGTCCCAACACTTGGTCAAACTGCTTGGTCAAGACAAATCGCATACGATGCTGACTGGGTCTTGGCTCTAGGGCGAGGGACTAATAGTGACATTATAGAGTGCGTATTTCGTAAGAATCGTAACGGTTTTATGGGGGAATTCTTAGTTCAGGCTGATTTTGACAAGGGATACTATAGGTATAAGGATTATGAAGATAAGTCAGTATAATATGTTCCATGGAAATGTATCAGCACAAGCCTATAAAAAGGTTTGGTTTGGATGGGGTAATCTATGATGACTCCTCCATATATAGGCTACAGCAAGAATATATTAGGCTTATCGTTAGTGAGATGCGCCTATCTGGATACGTTCCACGTTTTGACATTGATCCGCAGTTTACGATAGAATATAATGAAAACAAAAATACATATAACTTTACATTGAGCATATACGGAATATATATAGGGAGAAAAAAGAGCGAATGGATACTAGGAGTAGACGGTATGAAGCCAATTCATATACAGCCAATCAAATCAAAAGAGTACTCGCAGGATCTGGCCTAAATATAGAAAAAGAGGCAGAATCAGAGTATGTTGTTTTCTGCCCATTCCACTCAAACCATAGAACTCCTGCTGGAGAAATAAATAAGTTTTCAGGATTATTTTTCTGTTTTTCGTGTAGCCATACAGCAGACCTAATAGAATTAGTTATGCATTGTTCAAATAGAACATATTTTGAGGCTATTAGGTTTATTAAAAGTAAAGAGATAGAAGTTGATATTTTGGCTGATGTATCTTCTAAGTTAGTTGAAAAAGAAGAGTGGCCTGAGTTTGATGTTAATATAGTGAATAAACTATATTCTCAGGCAACCATAAACCAAAGGGCCATAGAATATTTTAATAAAAGAAATATAAATAAAAATTCTATAGAAAAATTTAAACTAGGATATTCTGAAAATCAAGATATGGTTGTTGTACCTGTTCATAATCATGAAGGACTCTGTGTTGGATTTGTGGCAAGGTCAATCGAGGGCAAAGAATTTAAAAATACTCCAGGGCTTCCAAAGTCAAAGTTATTATTTAATTTAAATCGTGTTAAGACTGCAAGTCGTGTTTATGTTGTAGAATCATCATTTGATGCTATAAGATTAGATCAATTAGGACTACCAGCAGTTGCAACATTGGGCGCAAATGTGTCTGCCAAACAAATAGGTTTGCTTCAAAAGTACTTCAATGATATAATGATTATTGCTGATAACGATGAAGCAGGCGGTAATATGAAAGATAAGATAACTGAAAGATTAGGATCTTCTGTTACTGTAATAAATATAGATAAACAATATAAAGATATAGGCGATATGGATGATAAGTCAATAAAAGAACTGGACTTACAGTTTGACAGATCAATACTGTCTATGCTAAACTAGATAAAACAAAGGAGAAAAATATGAGCGTTATTAAGGGACTAAAAAATATCAATGCCCTGCTCGATAAGAAAAATGATGAAGGCGCACCAAAAGTACGCTGGCTAAAGTTGGCTGATGGACAATCTGTAAAGATTCGTTTTATCGAAGAACTTGATGAAGACTCTGCACATTATGTAGAGGGTCGTGGCCTTGCACTTGTTGTAAAGGAACACACAAATCCAAAAGACTACAAGCGTAAGGCTGTAGATACAATGGACACCGAGGGCCGTGACTGGGCCGAAGAAATGTATCGTAAAGATCCAAAGGGAAACAGTGGATGGCGTGGTCGTCTTCGTTTCTACTGCAATGTTCTTGTTGATGATGGCATCGAAGAAAAACCATATGTTGCTATTTGGTCAATGGGAGTAAGCAAGCAATCAGCATTCAATACTATTCGTGAATACGCACTTGAGACAGGAAGCATTTCTAATCTTCAGTGGAAGTTGAAGCGAAATGGACAGGGAACAGAAACATCATATACTCTTATCCCATCTGCTCCAGACAAGGAGCCTTTTACATGGGAAGGCATTGAACCATATCCACTAGAGAAGGCATTACGTCGTGTGCCTTATGCAGAACAAGAAGCGTTCTATCTAGGATTTGATTCTCCATCTACTACATCAGCGACTAACATCGACTGGTAGTAAATGAACTACGTTCCATTACATTTACATACTCACTTTTCATTATTCGATGGTATTGGGTTGCCATCTGAATA